ATTTTGGCGACACAGTAAATATAATAAAAGAGCCGACTATTACGGTGAATGACTACGCTAGAGGTCAAACAGTTAACACGCAAACACTTGCAGACGATCAAATTCAATTGACTGTCGACCAAGGTTCTTACTTTGCGTTTAAAGTAGATGACATCGAAGAAAGACAATCACATGTAAACTTTGAAGCTCTTGCAACTTCTTCAGGTGCTTATGCACTTAAAAAGAACTACGACTTTAATGTATTGAGTGCAATCTACTCTGGAGCGAGTACTTCTGCAGCTAATACAGGAACAGACGGATCACCTATAGATGGTGATGCAGCAGTTGACACATTAACAGATATTATGTCAGCAGCTAAAACAGTTCTTGATGGTCAAGATGTACCAGAAGAAAACAGATGGTTCGTTGCACCACCAGCTTTCTATCAACAACTTAGAAAAGCAGGTGCAAAAATCGTTGATCAATCTGTTATGGCAGATGGGTCAGCTTCAGCTATGAGAAATGGTATGATTACAGATAGACCTTTATTTGGGTTTAGAATGTACACTACTAATGCTATAGCTGTATCAAGTGGATCAGCAGCAAGTAAAACTTTTGGATCAGCAGGTGCTAATGAGTACGCTTTCCTTTATGGACATCAAGGTGCAGTAGCAACTGCAAACCATATTGCGAAAACAGAACTTATCAGAGACCCTGATTCATTTTCAGACATCGTAAGAGGTCTTCACGTTTTTGGAAGAAAAATTCTAAGAACTGAAGCAGTTTACTCTGGTGTTATAACAATCGGTTAATTCTAACTTAGAAGGAGAAATAGAATATGGCAACTTACGACAAAACAGGAGTAGGTGGTACTACAGGGCATCCGTCTAATGGTAGAACACCTTACTTAGTTGAGAACACAATTGATATCGCAGCAATTAATAGTGCTGCTGGTACTGCAGATGGAGACATTGTTCAGTGTCTAGATCTACCTGCAGAAACTTTAATCATGCAGGCAGGAGTTGAGGTGCTTACAGCACTATCAAGTTCAGTAACTATTGATTTAGGTATAACAGGTGGAGACGTTGACAATTTTGTTGATGGTGATACGAACGCAACAGGTTATAGTGTTCTTACAGCAACAGCTAATCTTGTTAATGCTAGTGCAGATACTCTAGATGCTTTACTTGCAGGAGCAGCTTCAAGTGTGGGTAAAATCCGTGTTTGGGCAGTTCTATGTGACGTATCAGGTATTGATGAAACTGACAATAACTAATAGATAAATAACTTTAAGGGGGGTATTAATATCCCCCTTAGATAACACCCCTTATAAACTTTAGGAAATTTATGGCTACATATAATTTAATAAAAGAAACTGATGCAAGCACAGGTCAAAGATCTACTCCATTAGGTACTAATGAGGGTATAAGGATAAAGAATTTAGAAAGTAAAGTAGAAGAACAATCAGATAAATTAGATCAGATAACTTCAATACTTAATGCAATATCAGAAAAGACATCAGCTTCTTGAAATAATTTCTGAATACAAGTCTGATAACACCGCCTTAAAAAAGCAGATTGATGATTTGAAGAAACAATTAGATGATGCTCAGTCTCGTATTAAAAGATTATTAATTAGATGCGAACAATTTGCAGAAGATAACAATAAAACAGAGGAATAAATAAATGGCTACCACTTACTTAGATTTATCCAACAGAGTACTCAGAGAATTAAATGAAGTTGAAATGACTTCATCTACTTTTTCTAGTAGTCGTGGTATTCAAACTGCTGTTAAAGATTTTATTAACAAATCTGTTCATGATATTTACAATGAGAGTGTAGAGATACCTCTTTTACACACGTCAACGACTCAAACTACTTACACTGGAGACAGTGAATACACATTCCCAACGGATATGCGTAGAGTAGATTTTGAGTCTTTTTTTTTAAAACCAAATGAATTAATTACTAATGGTGAGTTTACTTCTAACATAACTAGTTGGACTACATTAGCTGGTGCAGGTAGTGCAGCTTATAATAGTTCTAGTAATGGTAGATTAAGATTAAATGATTATGCTGCATATCAATCAATATCAACTGTAGTAAATAAAACTTATAATTTACAAGTTAGAGTATTAGATTCTAATGGTACAGGTGCTGCTTTAAAGGTACAAGTGGGTACAGCAGCAGAAGGTACACAAAATTTAAATACAACATTAACAGTAACAGACTTTAATGCAGGTGCAATACTAGATGTACAATTTACTGCAACAGATCAAACAACATTTATAACTGTTAATAATACAACTACAGCAACTAACCTAGATGTAGACTATGTAAGAGTATCTAGAGCAGATATAATGACTAGAAAATTAAGATACATATCTTATGATGATTACATGCAAAGATTTAAAGAACAAGATTCACAAAATAGTAGTGGTCACTATGGTCTACCCCAATATGTTTATAAAAAACCAGACTACAGTGCATTCGGATTAACTCCAATACCTGATAAAAATGACTACTTAATTAGTTATGAATACTACACAACTCATACGGATTTATCAGCACATGGCGATGTTATGGGATTACCAGATAGATTTGGTTCTTTAATTGTAGATAGATCTAAATATTATACATATATGTTAAGATCAGATCCCGATCATGCCAGTATGTCTAATAGAGATTACCAAAGAAAATTAAGTTTATTAAAAACTGACTATAGTTCTAGATCAGACTACATGAAAGATACTAGAGTATCATCAGGAAATTCAAGGTTATCAATAGTATAATATGGCAGATACTTCCCTATTAAAAAACTTTAATGCTACCTGTGGTGGTGGACTTGTTTTAAACAAAGATGTTTATGACATGCAACCAGGAGAAGCATTACAATTAGTAAATTTTGAACCATCTACAGAAGGTGGATACAGAAGACTTAATGGGACTACAAAATATAATTCAACAATAGTACCTCAAGTAACATTAGCTAATGAAAGAATACAAATGTCTGCAATCTTTAATAATAAGATAGTTGTAGCTAGAGGTGGTACAGTATCTTATGGTGGGACAAGTGGAGCATGGACTTCACTGGCAACTACCCAAGGTAAAGTTTACACATATGATTTTGATAAATTTAACTTTAATGGAACAAGTAAAATTATAATTGCAACAGGAGAAGCAGCAGCATTTACTGTTGATACAAGTTTTACAGTAGATGTAATAAATGCTACAGGTGGTGGCACTGCACCTACTAATCCTAAATTTGTTAAGACATTTGCCAATCATGTATTTTATGGTGGTATGTCAAATTCTACACACAGCATATTATTCTCAGTACCTTTTTTAGAAGACGACTTTACTTCGGCTAGTGGTGCGGGAGAGATAAAAGTTGGTGATGTTGTTACAGGATTAAAAGTATTTAGAGATGAATTATTTATATTCTGCCAAAGAAAGATATATAAATTAACAGGTACTTCATCTACTAACTTTGCACTGGCTGAAGTTGCTAAAAACGTTGGTACAATTGCACCCCATTCTATCCAGGAATTAGGTGGAGATTTAATATTTTTAGCTGCAGATGGTTTAAGAACTGTTGCAGGTACAGATAGAATTGGTGACATAGAACTTGGTACTATTTCAAAACAAGTACAAGAAAGAATTAATGAGATTACATATGATAATGTTACAGCAGCAGTAGTTAGAAACAAATCTCAATACAGACTATTTTATCCTAAAGATTCAGGATTAGAAGCAAATCAAAAAGGTTTATTAGCTGTTATTAAATCAAACCCTACTACAGGTCAATTAGGTTTTGAGTATGCAGATATAAAGGGTTTAAAAGTTTCATCATGTGATTCTGATTATATTAGCAATATAGAAACTATTGTTCATGGTGGATATGATGGATATATATATTTACAGGAATCAGGAAATGTGTTTACAACAGCAGGCTCAACATCTGCTATTGATGCAACATATAGATCCCCAGATATGACAATGGGTGATGCTGGTATTAGAAAATCAATGGACAGAGTTAACATAAACTGGGAACCTGAAGGTATCGTAAGTTCAAGTTTATTTGTAAGATATAATTATGACGATATAAATACTCCTCAACCAAGTTTAATAGCATTAGAATCATCTGGTAGTGGAGCCTATTTTGGAACAGGAACATTTGGTACAGCAGCTTATGGTCAAGGAGATTTACCTATTACAAGAGAATCAGTAGAAGGATCAGGATTTGCAGTAGCATTAAAAATAACAGACACAAGTACTAACGCACCCTTTGCAATCAAAGGGTTTCAATTAGAATTTACACCAGGGGGAAGAAGGTAAATGGGAGCAACATATACAAGACAGAGTGCATCAGCTATTGTTGATGGTGCAGTTATTGAGGCATCAGATATAAATGCAGAATTTGATCAAGTTCTTGCTGCATTTGCTGTAACTTCAGGACATACTCACGATGGGACAGCCGCAGAAGGTGGACCCATTACAAAATTATTAGGCACAGCAATCACTATTGGTGATGCTACAGCAGGCACAGATATTGCTGTAACATTTGATGGAGAGACTGCTGATGGTATATTAACATGGATGGAAGATGAGGATTACTTTAAATTCTCTGATGACATCTTAATGAATAGTACAGAAAGATTAAACTTTGGCGACACTGGAACTTATATTTTTCAATCAACAGATGGTCAATTAGATATAGTAGCAGATACAGAAATACAAATAGCTGCAACTACTATTGATATCAATGGTGCAGTAGATATATCAGGAGCATTAACTCTTGCTGGTACTACTTTAGCAGAAACAATATCAGATACAGTTGGTGCTATGGTTACTTCAAATACTGAATCGGGTATTACAGTAGCATATGATGATGCTGATAATACTTTAGATTTTACAGTAGGTACTCTTAATCAAGATACTACAGGTAATGCCGCAACAGCTACAATATTAGAAACAGCTAGAACTATTGGTGGTACTAGTTTTGATGGGTCAGCAAACATTGCAGTCGCTTTATCGGATACTACTACAGCATTAGCTACGGCTAGAACTATTGGTGGTACTAGTTTTGATGGGTCAGCAAACATTGCAGTCGCTTTATCGGATACTACTACAGCATTAGCTACGGCTAGAACTATTCACGGAGTATCATTCGATGGTACAGCCAATATTGATTTGTCTGAAGTTATTTCAGATACAGTTGGTGCAATGGTATCTTCAAATACTGAATCAGGTATTACAGTAGCATATGATGATGCAGATAACACACTAGACTTTACAGTGGCAACTTTAAACCAAAGTACTACTGGTAATGCAGCTACAGCTACAGCATTAGAAACAGCTAGAACTATTGGGGGTACTAGTTTTGATGGTACAGCTAATATTGCGGTAGGGTTAGCAGCTACATCTACAGCACTAGCTACGGCTAGAACAATTGCAGGTCAAAGTTTTGATGGAACAGCAAACATAAGTATTACCTCAACAGATTTGTCTAACACATCAAATATTACTTTAAATGACGCAACACAAACTCTTACAAACAAAACTTTAACTTCACCAAAAGTAAATGAAGATGTAGCAGTAACTTCTACTGCAACAGAAATTAATATTTTAGATGGTGCTACTGTTGTGGTTGGTGAAATTAATGCTTTAGATTTAGGTGCTACAGGAACTGGTACAGCTATCGCTAGTAAAGCAGTTATATTAGATAGTAATAAAGATTATACAGGTGTTAGAAATTTAACAACAGCTGGAATAGTAACAGCAGAAGGTGGTCAATTAACAACAATAGGAAAATCCTTTGTAATGGGTTTTTAATTAATAAAGGAAAATAAATATGGCAAGTGAATTAATGAAAGTAAAATTAGTAGCAGGAGTTACTAATAGTGAAAACGATTTATTGACTGTAGCAAGTGGACACACTTATACTATACTTAATTTATCATTATGTGAAACTGCAGGTGCAGCTGAAACTTTTGATTTATATATAAGAGATGATGCAGGTGCTAATGACTTTGAAATTTATTCAGATCAAGCTCTAGGTGCAAACGCAACATTCGAACATACATCTAGACTTGTATTAGAAGCTGGAGATGTTCTTTCTGCTGCATTAGCAAGTGCAGGAAATGTTGATGTTGTTATTAGTTATTTAGATCAAACATTATAGGAATTTAAAACACCATGAGTGGATTGGTAAAAGACAATATTTTTAGATCATCTGGAAGTATAGTTGCAGCAGCTGGTGGTTTAAGTTGGCAACCAGTAGTTACAGCTTCAACTGTAACAGTTAGTGCTGGTAAAGGTTATTTTATTAACACTACCTCAAACGCTTGTACAATTACACTTCCAAGTTCTGCGACAGCTGGAGATCAGATTATTCTTACAGACTATGCAAGAACATGGGGTACTAACGCAATCACAATAGATAGTAATGGTTTATTATTTCAATCTGAAACAGATGCTTACATTGTTGATTATGACACAAGTGGTCAAGCAGTTAATTTAGTTTATTCTGGAGCAACTGTTGGTTGGACACCAGCATCTGATATAGTTTCAGCTTTTGATCATACAGCACCACCAACACAGAAAGGTTTATTTGCATATGGACAACCTTCTAGTGGCTATAGTTCATTAAGTAATTTAATTAATAGTAGTGGTGTAGTAGCATCAGACGTAACTGGTGTTGGTACTCCAAGAGCATATTTAGCTGGAGCATCTTATGGTGGGGATAAAGCAATATTTGGTTTTGGTACTACTGGATCAAATGTAGGTATGACTAATTTAGTTACTAATTTAGGAGTAGTTGGAACAGATGTATCTGCAGTTGGTACTGCAACAAACGAAAGAGCTGCCGCTTCATATGGTAATGATAAAGCTATATTTGCTTTTGGTAATAGTGGTAGTGCTACAGCAGTATCAAATTTAGTATCTAATTTAGGTGTTGTAGCAAGTGATACTGCTGGTGTAGGAACTGCTAGAACAAACTCATCAGCTTGTGGATTTGGTGGAGACAAAGCTATATTTGCATTTGGTTCTGGTGCTGCTAGTTCAAATCTTTCTAATATAGTAAATAATTTAGGTGTAGTTCAAAGTGACGGAACTGGAGTAGGTACTGCAACTACTTACAGAGCAGCTGCTGGTTATGGAGGAGATAAAGGTGTTTTTGCATATGGAGTTATATCAGGAAAAACAGCACATAAAAATTTAGTTTCAAATCTTGGAGTAATTGCAGCAGACGTAACAGGAGTTGGAACAGCTAGAGGAGGTCCAGCGGCTTGTTCTTATGGTGGTGATAAAGCTATATTTGGTTATGGTGATAATGCTGGCAGACAAAACATGACTAACTTGGTTACAAATGTTGGAGTAATAGGAACAGATGTATCAGGAGTTGGTACAGCAAGAACTGGATTAGCAGCCGCAGGATACTCAACAACGGCATAAAAATTATGAGTGGACAAATAACAAGCAACGTATTTAGAGCATCAGGAGTTATAGCTCCTACTGTAGCTGGTCTTAACTGGAGTTCAGCAGTTATAACTGGAACAACATTATCAGCAGAAGCAGCAAATGGATATTATATTAATACAACATCTAATGCTTGTACTGTAACTTTACCTAGTTCAGCAGAAATTGGAGATCAAATTGTATTAGTAGATTATGCTAGAACTTGGTCAATCAATAACTTAATTATAGATTCTAACGGATTAAATTTTCAAGGCGATCCAGATACATATACTGTAGATTATTCTACTGCTGGTCAAAGTTTATCAATCGTATATTCAGACGCAACTAAAGGTTGGATTCCAGTTTCAGATGATGCAGTAGCAGATGTAGGAGTTGCACCACCCCCATTAAGAGCAATATTTGGATATGGATTTACTACTCCTTATGTTTCAATGACTAATTTAGTTAATAGTTCAGGGGTAGTGGCAACAGATGTAACAGGTGTAGGTACGGCTAGAGGTTATTTAGCAGCAACTACATATGGCGGAAATAAAGCGTTATTTGGTTTTGGTCAAACTGCAAGTGTAACTGCAATAACAAATTTAGTTTCAGATAGTGGTGTAGTAGCAGCAGATACTACAGGTGTTGGAACTGCTAGAGGAAGTATAGCTGCATCTAGTTATGGTACACAACTAGGTATTTTTGCTTATGGATTTGATGGAAGTTCTAATTTATCTATGTCTAATAAAGTTTCTATTACAGGTGTTGTAGCAACTGATACAGGAGGTGTGGGTACTGCTAGAAGAGGATTGGCTGCAGCTGGTTATGGTGAAGATAAAGGTATTTTCGGATATGGTTATATTGGTAGTACCGTATCATTAAGCAATAAAGTTTCAAATACTGGGGTGATAGCTAGTGATGTTGGAGGAGTTGGTACCGCTAGGGAAACTTTAGCAGCAACAACTTATGGTACTGACAAAGCAATTTTTGGTTATGGTGCGGCTACTTATTCATTAACAAACTTAGTATCTAATACTGGAGTAATTGCTGCAGATGTAACAGGAGTGGGTACAGGTAGACATAATTTGGCAGCAGCTGGGTACAGTACAGATAAAGCAATCTTTGGGTATGGATTTAATAATGTTGCAAAATTATCATTAACTAATTTAGTTTCTAATACTGGTGTAGTTGCAAGTGATACAACGGGTGTAGGAACTGCAAGAACTACATTAGCAGCAGCAAAAGTAGGATAAAATTATGAGTGGAATAGTACAAAGTAATATATTAAGAAGTTCTGGGGTTATAGCAGTAAGTGCTGCTGGACTTAATTGGAACTCTACAATTATTACAGGTTCAACATTAACTGCTGTTGCTGGAAATGGTTACTGGATTAATACGACTTCAAATACTTGCACAATCACTTTGCCAAGCTCTGCTGAAAAAGGTGATCAAATAGTTTTTATAGATTATTTAAGAACTTGGGGAACAAACAAAATTATAATAGATTCAAATGGTTTAAATTATCAAGGTAATGATGATACTTACACAGTGGAATATAATACAGATGGTCAATCATTAAACATAGTTTATTCAGATGCTACTAAAGGTTGGCTACCTTTAGATGATGATGCTTCTGCATTAGAGCCTACTGCACCACCAACTCAAAAAGCTATATTTGGTTTTGGTTATACTGGTTCAAATGTATCTATGACCAATTTAGTATCTAGTTCTGGAGTTGTAGCAGCAGATGTTACAGGAGTAGGAACAGCTAGGAATAGACCAGCAGCAGCTGGATATGGTGGTGATAAAGCCATTTTTGGTTATGGAAATTCTGGAAGTGTTACATCAATAACTAACCTTGTTAATAATAGTGGTGTGGTAGCAGCAGATGTTACTGGTGTTGGTACAGCTAGGAATGAATTAGCAGCAACTTCATACGGAGGAGATAAGGCAATATTTGGTTATGGTTATAGTGGTTCATATGTTTCTATGACTAATTTAGTTTCTAATGTTGGTGTTGTTGCAACTGATGTATCTGGTGTAGGTACTGGTAGAGGTTCTCTAGCAGCTTGTGGTTACGGTGGAGATAAAGCTATCTTTGGATATGGTTATATATGGTCTGGTGGTCCTATTCATTATTCATTAACTAATTTAGTTTCAAATTTAGGAGTGGTTGCAAGTGATACTACAGGAGTAGGAACAGCTAGATATGGTGCAGCAGCAGCAAGTTATGGTTCAACTGGTCAAGCATTATTTGCATATGGAATTGCTGCAGGTGATGTTAATGTTTCTTTATCAAATTTAATTTCAAGTTCAGGTGTTGTAGCAGCAGATGTAACTGGTGTCGGAACAGCTAGGAATCAATGTGCAGCATCTGGGTATGGAGGAGATAAGGCTATCTTTGGTTATGGTAGTACTGGTTCAAATTCTTCATTAACTAATCTAGTTTCAAACTCTGGAGTTGTAGCAGCTGATGTTACTGGAGTAGGAACTGCAAGATATGCTCTAGCAGCAGCAGGATATTCAACAAGTGCATAAAATTAATAACAACAACATAGAAAGAAGATAACAACATGGCATCAAAACTAAATACAGAGTTCAATTACAGATACCAAGTAATAGGAGATACTGCTTGGGAAAAAATAAAAACTTTAAAAGGTTTTTTAGAGGGTAGAGTTAGAGCAGCTGTACTGGAAGAAGTAGGAAATTTAAAAGATCAAGCTAAACTTGCTAAACTAAAACATCTACAAAATGGTGGTCATGGTTTAGAACATGAAATCTTAGAACTTAAAGCTGAAATATTGGAAGGTGAAAGTCATCAACCAGCAGCTAAAGAAGCCTTTGAACTTAATAAAAAAGAGATTGAAATTCTAAATAAACTATTAAAAGAACTTTATGTGATTGCAGAACCTACAAGAATAGAAGGTTATAGTGATGAAGAAATGTTTGAAGCTAATGCAGCTAATGAATTTACTGTAAATATTGGTAGAGAAATACAAGCTGAAATGATTGCTAATGGCAGACCATCTCCAGCTAAATTAAGAAATGCCATGAGTAATCCCTATACATGGAACGCATTAAAGAGTATAGGTTTAATTCCTAAAGAAACAAAAATTCTTGAAGGAAATATTAACCCAAAAGATAAGATAAAACTTATAGGAGTAGAAGATGAAGTTATATAAAATTGAAGCCAGTAATTGGGAGACGTTCTTTGGAACTATAGAAAATCCAATTCAAAGAGATGTTACAATAATAGCACAAACACCAAGTAATGATGCTTTTTTATTATTGACTAAAGATACATTTACTGAATTACAATTATTAAACACAGTACCTTCTGGATTTGATTTTACTTATTGTCAAGAATGGGGTTTAACAATTAATGATGCTGTTGTTGCTAGAACAATTTTAGATATGAGAAGAAAAGCATATGGTACATGGGAATCTCAACTTGAAAAAATATATGATGATGGAATTGATAGTTGGAAAGTTGATATAGCTGCAGTTAAGGTAAGCCTGCCTAAGTAATACCCATGGCTAAACAGAATTTTTCACACTACATAAAAAGAGATAAACCACCAAAGAGACCCAGAAGGCACACTAAAAGTTTAAACAAGAGTTCAACATTTAAAAAATATAACGGACAAGGAAGATAAATTATGGCAGCTACAGTAGATACAGTTAACTTACAGACAGGCTCAGTTAAGCCTACATCTAGTAATCAAACTACATCAAGTAAAGCTACTTCACTGATTGAGTCTATAGTAGCTAATCCTACTATGCCTACGGGGACTACTATATCTCCGCAATTACAAAATGTAGCAAGTAATGAATTAATGAGTACTGCAGGAGTTAGTGGGACAGTAGCAGCAGCTACACCTACAGGTGCAACAACACCTACAATAACTGGAGCAGCAGCACCAACCTCTACAGCAACTACAGTACCTACTACACAAGCAGCTAATGTTTATACTGCATCAGGAGTAGCAGCATCAACTCCTACTATGACTGGGGCACAAGGTACAGTAACAGCACCTGCAGTAGCACAAACAGGAACTGTTAGTACAGATTCTACAGTTAGAGGTCAGCTAGCAAGTTTACAAAGTGATGTTGAAACAGCAGTAGCAGCAGGTAATCCTTTACCAGTATGGGCTAGAGGTGCAGCTAAAGCAACTGAAGCAGCTATGGCTAATAGAGGTATGAGTCAAAGTTCTATGGCAGCTGAGGCATTAGCCGAAGGTATCATGAACTCTGCTATACCAATTGCTAAAGCAGATGCAGATACTTATAAGCAAATGATATTTCAGAATCTTGCAAATAATCAGCAAGCTGCAATTACAAATGCTCAATCATATTTACAAATGGATATGGCTAACTTGTCTAATAATCAACAAGCTAGTTTGTCTAATATGCAAGCAAGACAATCATTCTTAATGTCAGATCAAGCAGCAGCAAATGCAGCATTTCAATTTAATGCTAGTAGCCAGAATCAAATTAATCAATTCTATGATAACATGAGTTCACAAATGGCTGAACAGAATGCAGCTAGATCAGATGCAATGGGTCAGTATGCAACTAGTGAAACAAATAAGATAGCATCCTTAAACGCACAAAATTCAGTAGCAGTTGATCAGGCTAACGCAGAAAGAGAGTCTGCTATTAATCAGTTTAACTCAACCATAGAAAATCAAAGAGATCAATTTAACGTTAACAATCAAAGAGAGATAGACCAATCAAATGTAGTTTGGAGAAGAGGTATTAATACTGCAAACACTGCAGCAGTTAATGCTGTCAATCAAACTAACGCACAGAATCTATTGGGATTATCTAACTGGGCAATGTCAGCAGCATGGCAACAATGGAGAGATGAAGCTTCATGGGTTAATACTGCTTCTGAGAATGCACAGAATAGAAATCATAATTTAGCAATGGCTGCACTTGAAAGATCTACAGCAATAGATTTACAGGATCAGGCATCTAAAGATTCTATGTATCAGATGATAGGTAAGTTTGGTTTTAATTTATTATCATAATAGGAGAGTATAATGTCATTTAAAAAGTGGGTTAAAGATAAAGTAAAGGATACGGCAGTATGGGCAGGAGGTGCTATTGGAGGTTCTATAGGTGGACCTACAGGTGCAGCATGGGGTAGTAAAATAGGTGGAGCATTGGCTGGTAGTTTAATGAATAAAGGAGGAGTTGGTGGAGATTACGAGATTCCAAGTACATCTGTTACAGCACCTAGTTATGGTGGCAGAATGGGTAGTGAGAGATCCGACACAGCAGGTAATATTCGTGGTCCTGAAACTGTAGATGGTAAAGATTTAAATTATGAGTGGGAAAGAAGATTAATGAATGCCATGGGTAAAGATAGAGAATATAAAAGAGACTTAACATAGGATATATATGAATCAATTTCAAGAAGCACCTAACAACCCTTTTGACGCACCAATTCCTGGTCAAGGATTAACTGATAAACCAGGCAACTCTGCTTGGGAACATCCACCCCAATATACAAACACAGCAGAAGCTGCAGAGTATGTCTGGGAGAAATTAACTGAACCACAATTTGCTGAGCAAGTTATTGGTATGTTAGATGCAGGTATTCCTGTAGAAGCTATTGGAAGAATCATTGTATTTAGTGGATTTACAGAAGGTAAGTGGACTCCTGATGTTGCATTTATTATTACAGAACCTATTATGAAAATGATAGCTACAATTGGTATTCAAGGTGGTGTTAAGAAATTTAGAATATCTATGCAGGATTTAACAAACAATACAGAGATGAAATCTATATTGGATGTTAAAAAAAGTAAACAAGAATTTGAGAAAGCATCTAAAGGTGTGCAAGAAGAAATTAAAAAACAACCTGAGCAAAAAGGTTTAATGGCTGCACCACAACCTAAAGAAGAGGAGATTATATAATGGCAATAGATTTTGGAAGAATGATACAGGGTGTAGCTACAGGTGCTATGGGTCAGTACAATGCAGAAGTAGCAGCTAAAGATAAAATGAAAGGTGAGATTATTCAAAGAGCAGGTTTAAACTTTTATGAAAATACTTTACCAGAGTTTGAAAAAAAAGAAAAATCTAGAAAAGAAACTTATGATAAACTCTCTGGACAATTTGGTGTAGACGTAGCAGAATATATGGGTCAGAATAATTTTATTACAGGTGATGTCAATGACTACAAAAATATCTTAATTCAATTAGGTGATAACCCAGAAATTAAAGCAGATAAACTAAAACAATATTTAAAAGCTACAGATAGTAGTTATACAAAAAGAGCTGAAAGTAGATTTAATGCTATAAAAGAAAGAGAAAAAACTATTATGGGATTAACTACAGGTGACTCTAAAATTGGTACTATGACTGCACAGTTACAGATACCTAAGTCTACTCCTATAACTGAGACTACAGAAGAAGTTATTACACCAGCTGTTAAAGGAACACAAGTTGGACCACAGGTAACTGAAGCTGTACCAGAAAAAACAGAAATGAAGACAACTGCTTTACCTACATACGAACAAATATTTGGTGATGGTAAAGAAAAAGCTGAAACTAGATATTTAGCCATGGACTCAACAGAGAGAGCTAGATATAAATCAATGGCAGATAATGTATTTAATAGAGATAAAGATACTCTAACAGGTGACTTTGCTACTGCTAAAGGATATAATGAAGATTATAAAAAGGGTTTAAAAGATGGTACAATATCTGATAAAACTACTCAAAATCAATACATTTATAACAGATGGTTTCAGGAACAGTACTTACCTAGTGAAGGTAAAACTTATGCTGGTGCAGCAACAACTAATTCTGTTGAACCCGAAGTTGTAACCAATGCTAGAAGAGCAATAAATTATCAGAAATCAATTGGTAATGAAAGTGCTGTACAGGAAGCAAAAGATTTACTAAAATCTTTAGGATATGAACCTAATGATTATGGTTTATAAAAATGGCAAATGAATTTGACCATCTACTACCACCTAAAGATGCTAAAATACCTGATAATATAGATGTAGATGTAAATCCATTTAGTCATCTATTACCTACAGAAGAAACTCAAAAATTTAAAATAACAGATAAAGGAAATCCTGGATCTAATGTTGATTTAGAAAATGAAAATCCTTTTGAAAAGTTTATGTCAGAGTCTGAAGATACCTACGATGGCGATAAAAGTTTATGGGAAAAAGTAGGGTTTGCAACTAAGTTAGGATTCTCAGATACAGTTAGAGGTGTGGCACAAATGTCAGAAAAGAATCTTGGATTTGGTAATACCGAAGAAATGAAGGCTGATCAAAAAAAATTATATGAGTACATGAGGGATCCTGATGGGTCCACTAATTGGGCAGTTGCAGGTGCTTATTTTGGAAGTGCTTTATTAGATCCTGCAGGATGGTTAATACCTGTAACTAAAACTAAAGTATTATACAAAGCAGCAAAATATGGATTTGTTAGTGCTGGTATTGTAGGTGGTTTAGGTTATGTTGATGATGAAAGTATATTAGATAGCAGGGCTAAACAAGCTGCCGCTAGTGCAGTAGGTGGTGCAATAGTATCCCCTATAATCGCAGGTGTGGCTAAAAAATTAAGAGGTGAGAAAGTATTTACTAGGGAATCCCTAGGTATACCAGGTTTTGAACCTAATGTTAAAGCTGCTAACGATGCTAAGTTAAAGAATGTAAAGATAACTAGTGGTGCAGGTCAAGAGGATGTAGCCAAACAAGCTAGAGAAGAAATTAAAATGGGTGATGATATTATTAGTGAAGATATGATTACTAAAAATAAAACAGAATTATTAAGAGGACCAAGGAAAATATTTAGAGATTATATAGTCGAACCTTACCAAAGAAAATTTGGTAAGCCAGCATTAAACTACTTAACTAATGGTGAGTATGGTGCAGAGGCAGGTGCTGCTGGTGCAGGTGGGATTATAGGATACGCAGGAACTGATGAAGAAGCACCAATAACTACAAAACTTAGTAGAGCATTTGCAGGTGCTGTTGCGGGTGCTGTAGGTATTAGAGGTTCAAGACATATTAAAATAGATAGAACTTTTGGTAAAGGTGAAGATAAAACTGTGGAACTTAGTGAAACATTATTTGATTGGCTAGGTAGAAATTTTATAGATGGATATAAATTACCATCAAGTATAAAGGGTTTAAAAGCAGAGTCTCAAGGATTTGCTAATCATACTGGAATGAAGTTTAATTTTATGGCAAAGAAAATTAATGCTAATTTAACTCCTGATGAGCAAGTTGTATTACACAATTTAATACAGGGTGATATTAAAATTAAATCCGCACCAAAAGCTATACAAAATTTAAGTAAAGAAGCTAGGGAAATGATTACTGAGATTGGTCAACACTATGTTGATATGGGTCTTATTACCCCACAAACTTTTAAAAGAAATAAAGATATATATTTAAAGAGATCATATAAGGGTAAGACTGAGGACAGACCTTTTGGTGAAGAATTAAAAACAAGAGGTGTAACGGATACAATTACTCTAAAGCAGTATGATGAAATATATAAAAAGCAAAAAGCATTCACTACTACAACAGAAATACAAAATAAGAAAACAAAATTATTTGAATCAGCAATAGGTAAAGGAAAAGAAATTAAAGGACATAGAGGGTGGGAGTTAGCACCTAGTTCTAAAGTTAATATTAAAAAAATAATAGATGACTCTGATGCAGCCATAAAAGCTACAAGAAGTAAAAAGAGAAAAACATTCCTACTTGCAGATAAAAAGAAAAAATTAGAGGAAGTACAAGTTGATATACGTTGGGAACTTACAAAACAACAAAGAGTAGGTCTTAGTGAAATTGAAGATGCAGCATTTGGTATTGCAGAAACAGGTAGAGGATTTGCAGAAACTTTAAGTCAGTTTAGATTATATAATAGTATATCAAAACAAGAGTGGGTATATGATTCATTGAATACATTACCTATAGGTAAGAAGAATGGCTATACACAAATGCCAGAAACTACTATGGGTCAGACTGCTGGTAAATTTCGGTATGGTAATTTAGCAGGTAAGTATGTACCTACAGAAGTATACAAAAATTTAGTTGCAGTTAATAAGAATGTACAACAACAAGACTTTTATAAAACCTATAGAAAATATAACTCAATATGGAAGGTATCTAAAACTGCATGGAATCCTACTGTACACGTAAATAATGTAATGAGTAATTTTATATTACATGATTTGGTAGATGCCCAATACAAATATTTAAAACCAGCATGGAAAGCTTTAACCACACATGGTAAGACTATAACTAAAGATGGTAAAAAGGTTTTACAAAGATCTAAGTTAGTAGAATCTGCTACAAGACATGGTGTATTTGAGGCAGACTTTGTAAATGTAGAATTAAAACAATTTCAAGGTGGTAAAAAGTTTCCTTATAGTTTTGATGAGTCTAAAAATGTAATGGATAACTCACTTAATGCAGCTAATAATGTACTTCAGGATGTAAAATCAAATAATATATTTTCTAGTCTTACAAAATTTTATCAATTTGAAGACCAAGTATTTAGATTATCAGTTTACCAAGACAGAATAGCAAAAGGATTTTCTTTCCAGGATGCAGCATTAGATGCTAGAAAATCTTTTATAGATTATAACATTGATGCACCTGCAATTAATTGGATGAGAAATAGTGTTACTCCATTCCTTGCATATACATATAGAATTATACCACTATTAGCAGAGACAGCTATTGTTAGACCTTGGAAATATGCAAAGTATGCAACTATAGGTTATGGACTAAACAAAATAGGTGATCTTATAGGTGGTGGAGATGAAGATGCAGAAAGAGGTGTTATGCCAGAAAGAAAACAAGGAAGATTTATGGGAATGGGATTTCTACCCCACAGAAATATTAAAGTACCTATGCCTAAGATTGGCAAAGATAGCGAAACAAAACCACCCATGTATATAGATATAACTAGATTTGTACCAGGTGGAGATATAATGGATTTAGGATCTCCAGGTATTCCTGGATTACCAGCACCCCTACAACCTTCTTTAGGATTAGCTGGTGAGGTTATGTTCCCTTTAATGGGGTATGATTTATTTAGACAACAAAAAATTAAAGGTCAAACAGGTATACCTAGTGAAGATATAAAAGTTAGACTCAATACTCTGTTTGAAAAAGTTATACCCAATATGCCTTTCTTACCAGGATCATACTCAAGTAGAAAACTAGAATCTACAAGAAAAGGTTTGGATTCTCCTTTTAAGAGTGATCAAAGTGAATTAGGTGCTTTACTAACTACATTAGGATTTAAATTTGAAAGAGCAGATTTAGATAAACTTAAGACTTCAAAAACATTTGAATTAAAGAGAACGATAGATGGATATAAAGAGCAGATTAATATAGTAAAGAATGAATTTAGAAAAGGTTTAATCAATAGAGACACAGCCGAATTAAAGATACAAAAAACTGCAACTAAAATTAGGGAGTTAGCAGATAAATATAAGATTAAATTAGAGCAGGCAACTTTTGCTGATCTAAGAGAACCATTAACAATCCCTAGTCCTTTTGATAAGAAGAACTAATGCCTAGAAAATCAGCCACAGAAGTTAAAATAGATTTCCTAGTAAGGGAAATAAAAGAACTTAGAAGTGAAACTAAAAATTTAAGAGCAGATATTAATAAAGGTAAAGGAGCAGTATGGGTACTCATTCTAATTGCAAGTATGATTGGTGGTATCTATAATTTTTTTAATAACTAATATAAGGAGATAATATGATACAAATATTAAAAACAGAACTAGAAAAACTATGGACTAATCACAGACACTGTGTTATCAGTGCAGCTGTAGGTTTCGTTATAGGCATAACACTATTTTAATATGTGGTTTAGTGCAATTAAATTAGCTGTCCAAGCAGGTAGTCATATTTATAAAAATAAACAAAAGACTAAGATGCTGATGGCAGATGCCCAGATGAACCACGCAGCTAAGATGGCAACGGGTGACTTAGAGTACTCTGGTAAATTACTAGAGGCTAGACAGTCAGATTGGAAAGATGAATTTATTTTAATCCTACTTTCATTGCCTATAGTAATGTTGGCATTTTCTGTATGGTCAGATAATCCTACTCATATGGAAAAAATGAATTTATTCTTTGAGCACTTTGGTAACTTACCATTCTGGTATCAGAGTATTTTTGTGGGTGTAATTGCAAGTGTCTATGGTTTAAAAGCAACAGATTTAATTAAAAGAAAGTAAATGAATATAAATTTTAAACAGCTTCTTATAAAGAGAGGCAATTAATATGGGGGTTCTCAGGATGAATTATAGATTTACAGCAATACTAATTATAATGATGTGTCTTCTTGCTATATTTGGGGGACCAACTGGGTGAAGTTTATATTAGTAATATTTTTATGTTCCTTTATAAATGATCAATGCTTAGAGCCAGTAGAAATAAAGCAAGAATATAATTCATGGAAAGAATGTACTATTGCTGCATTTGAAATATCTAGGGAATTAATAATTGCACAAGAAGATAGCTTTATTAATAACAATAAAATAGCAACTAAGTTTATATGTAAAGAAGTAGAACAAATTTAAATGAAAATGGATATTAAAAAAATTATAGGATTTTTAACTACTGCTTTATTTGGAATTTTAGTATGGGCATTAATAACTTTAGTTGAAATTAAGAGTGATCAACAGCACATAAAAGGTGAGTTAAGTGGTATTGACAGAGCAATTAGTAGAATCTATGGTTTTATAAATTCTTCAAAATGAAAACAATAGTATTATTAATATATCATTACTCAAGTAAGTTAAGTACTTGGTCATGGCAAAAATTATATAGTAACAGGACAACTGGTCTAGGATATAAGAGAAAAAACAAATGATAGATAAATTACTTCTACGATTTTTTAGTAGTATTGATAACGCATTCGAGTGGATTGCTACTAAATTATCTGGACCAAGATGTAAATGTAAAAAAAATAAAAGGTAAGTATAAATATGCAGCTTAGTGGGCACTTTAGTTTATCAGAATTAACCAAGTCTCAAACTGCTATAAGAAAAGGTATAGACAACAAACCTACTCTTGAGCACATAGAAAATTTAACAGAACTATGTGTGCAAATATTAGAACCAACACGTAGAAATTTCGGTAAGCCTATGGTTATTACTTCTGGGTATAGATCAGAAGAACTATGCGAAGCTATTGGTAGCAAGTCTACTAGTCAGCATGCTAAAGGTGAGGCTGCAGACTTCGAATGTTTTGGAGTAGACAATAAAGAATTGGCAAAGTACATTAAGAATAACCTAGTGTTTGATCAACTTATACTAGAATTTTATAATCCAGATGACCCCTCAAGTGGATGGGTGCATTGCTCATATAGTAAAGAAGAAAATAGAAAACAATCATTATTATATAACGGAAAGGATTATACAGAATGGCTTACTTAAACGCAAATATACCTGTAATAGAATGTTATGTTAGAGGTAATTTTTTAAGAGATCAAAAAGATTCACACGACAAATACTTTGAAGTTGGTGTATTTGGATTTAGTTCTATACCAAACAGAGTACCTATGTTTCATTTCTTAATGGAAGATGGCGGGCTATGGTGGAGGGCACCTATATCAGCTTTCTGCTCTAAACCTGGGGTAAAAGAATTACCATTAGATGAATTAGTAATGTGGGATAGTTTTAGTTATAATGTAAGTGTTACAACTTTTTATGAACTAGCTGGTGCTACTATGCAATACACATCTAGACGTAAAGTAAAACGTAAAGGTAAATATTTATTTACAATAGATTGGTGTGCAGGAGATTTTAATGAATTAAATTTTGGTTATGCAGAGAAACCAGATCAACATAAATGTGGTCATGTGATTGCATTAGATGATGGAAACTATGCAATACAACCAAACAATAGACTTAAAATGTTTGATGCATCTATGGGTGTTGACCCAAATAAAAATTTAATTAATAGATTAGTAAGTAGTAAGATATACTCTGTAGAAAATTCAGCTAAATGGATTACAGATGAACACGAAGAAGGAAGCTACGATTATAAAATTAGAAACTTAGAGGAGGAAAACGATGACAGTGAATAAAGCAAACAACTATACTCAACCTGGTAAAAGAAAACAAATCTTTAATAGAATAAAAGGTTCAGCAACTCAAGGTACAGCTGCTGGAAAATGGTCTGCAAGAAAAGCACAAGCATTAGCTAAAGCTTATAAGAAAGCAGGTGGAGGGTATACAACATAATGGCACTAGCAAAATCACAAAGAAGTTTACAAGCTTGGGGAAAACAGAAATGGACAACTAAGTCTGGTAAACCTTCAAGTAAAACAGGTGAAAGATACTTACCTGCAAAAGCAATTAAATCTTTATCAGCTTCGCAGTATGCAGCTACAACTGCAGCTAAAAGAAAAGGTACAGCAGCAGGTAAACAATTTGTTAAACAACCTAAGAGTATAGCAAACAAAGTAAAACCATATAGGAGTTTTGCATAATGGCTAAAGCAGCATGGACTAGAAGTGAAGGTAAGAATCCTAAGGGTGGGTTAAACCAAAAAGGTAGAGATAGTTACAACAAAGAAACTGGTGGTAACTTACAAGCACCTAGTAAAGAGGTTGGTAACCCAAGGCGTGCTAGTTTTTGTGCACGTATGCGTGGTATGAAGAAGAAACTTACTTCAAAGAAAACTGCTAATGATCCTCAGAGTAGAATTAATAAAGCTTTAAGAGCATGGAATTGTTAATGAGAGATACAAAATCAATAGAAGCATTTTTAAAAGATAATTATAAAAAAATAAAAGAGATGAGTTTATTCAGAGATCTTAAGAAGGAAGTTAATACAGGTGCCAATGGTACCCAAGACTACATAATAAAAAAAGGAATTAATAAAGATACTATAGCAAAGAAATAATTACACGCATAAAAAAAGGGGAGCGTTAACTCCCCCAGTTAGGCAACAACAGGGCTCCTTTAAGGGAGCCTTTTTTTTGGTGCAACTTCTTCAGACCAAAACTTTAAATTTTCTGAATCATTTCCTTAATGTCATCCTCTAGTTTTTTACCCGTAGAGTTAGCATGGTTAATAATTGCTGCACAAAGATTAGCTTGGTACTTAAAATCTTTAAGTGCTTCTCTTATTTTACCCACGGGTTTTCCACCATAGTCAATCACAATTGAATTGTTTTTATTTAAACCTATCTTTAGTTCAAACAATAAACCTGTCTTATGTATTGAATTATTTTTTTCCATTGGTATCACCTGTTTGTTTCTTAACAAAGTCTGCACCAATGCTAGGATCTAGTTGATTTAATCTACTTAACATATTCATAAGCTGTACTACTTCAGCGTAAGGTCTAGTCATTAGGTACCTCATTATATCTTGCAGTTGTATTGAGTCTATTAAATATGTTCTTGATCCTGTCCTTTCATTCTCTTTCATATGTTCCCTCTAAATTGATAATACTTATCTTCAATAAAATCTGCATTAATAAAGTATACATTATCTACCCTACTAAACTCATCTTCTGCATCTCTTATTGTTTGATTTAATGTTCTTCCTTTTTCTATACACTCATACACAAAGGCTTCCACCTCTAGTAGTGCGTTCTTAACTGCCCCCATTTTTAACCTCCTGTACTAATCTATTTAAATACCATTGTGCCTTCTCTAGATCTTCCAATGGCTCCCCCTTAAACTTATACCTTGAAACATATTTCAAGACATTACCCTTTAAGTACCCATGATACTCATCACTAGTGGTACAATCTCTTATAACATCAATGGTTTCTTTCTTACCATACTTATAATGAGCAGGTGAATTAACACTATCATGTGTTCTTTCATTCTCGTATGATATGTCATGACCATGGTCTATTATTTTATCATATACTCTTTTACTTTTTACCATACTTTCTCCTAACAGTATTATACTCAATCATTTCAAGATCATACTCCCCTTTATCTACATTACGTTTAACTACTAAACCACTCCACCACATTTGCTGTGTGTTTTTAGCATAGTCTTCCTTATGATGTAAGTAACATCCTGCAGATAGCCCCATAAGTTTTCTACCCGAAGGTAATGCACACATGGCATAATCGAATGTATGTATATGACCAACAGTAGAGGATACTTTATTTTTTATTAATAAGGCACGAGCGATATTGTCACCACTAATAGGCTTACCCATAACACCAGTAGGGTAGTTATGACAGTAATATATACCATCGACCACAACTGGCTCTTGGTAAGCATGAACTTCCCAACCATATTTTTCAAATTTAAAATCATCTGTACTAATTGTACCTTCCAGTTCGGGGATGTCATTTACTGTTCTATTAATCCTATCTTCGTGATTACCAAGTAACATGATTTTTCTTGGTCGTCTTCCATTAAGACCTTTGTTAAATAATTCCAATGCATCATGTACATGGTCTATATCTTTTTTATATCTTCTTCCTTCAAAAGATTTCTTACCTTTGTCGTAGCTTGATAATGAATCCATACTAGCAAAGTCTCCCATGCATACTATGGTGTCTGGTTTCAGATCATAAGCAAATTTACCTGCCCATAAAAATCTGTCATTGCTTGCCTTTGGAGTGCAGTGAGGGTCTCCTATTACTAAGTGTGTTGCCATATTAGTTTAACTCCTTATCTCTTTTATGTTTTAAGTATTCAATAAAATCAATAACATTATCTTCACTGTCAAATTCTGCTACAGAGTTAATTGTTAAAGTTTTTGTGTTACTCTTTTTGTCATCAGCAAAACCACGAAGCCCATACATGAATGTAGTTTGGGGATCTGAAGTTGCTATCTTAATCATACCTCTTGCAACAGTAGAACATAATTCATATTCCTCTGTTGACATGGAAGCTTTACTGTCAATTACGATACCACAAGTAAAACCTTTTTCCCAAGGTGTAACTAAAACTTTTATTGAATTTGCTTCATCAATCTTTTTTCCTTTTATCATTATTTGTACCAATACCTTTTATAATTTTCACTATTATATTCTACTGCTTTAAATTCTAAACCTCTCTTCATACTTTTTCTTCCAAATTCTTCTGCATCTTTTTCTGTATCAAAAATCATATTAGTAAACATTCTAAATTCTTTGTCTTCTTTCTTTTTAGATACTACAAAATATATCATAGCATATGATAAAGGTAGGAAATAGACCCCTCAATACTATCCCCTACCAAGTTGAAATAACATTCCCTATTCAAAAGTTTCCTTTTTCTTAGGGTTCTTTACTTCAGTATACCAAACCCACTTAGGGTTCTTACCTTGAGACTGCTGTTGTGGTAGCAGTTTCAATTCACTTCCCCAACAAGGAAGTTTGTATGGGCAAAATGTACACGACATGCCCAAAATTTTATTACCTGTCTTCTTAGTTCTGAATGTTTCTTCTACTTCTTCAAAGCATCTTTTAAAAGGTACATTGTTTTTAATAGCTGCAATGTTTTGTTCTGCACTAGCCAATGCTTTAACTCTATACTCGTCATCATCTATAGGAGTTTCACATACTGTCCACTCACCTGTAGATTTATTAATTACTATCCATCCACCAAAAGGCATCTTCTCACTTTCACTATAAAGATATCCTTGAGGTATATATCCAAACGCATCATCCTTTGCAACTTCATCGAATCCACCTTCAAACTTTTTAGTAAATGAGTATGGTGATGCACTTTTAATATCCCACACCTTCTCATTAATCTTAACATCAATCCTGCCTTCAATTTCTGAGTCAGCAAATTTAAGTTTAACTTTTTTCTGTTCATCTTTTATCTCTACTCCTGCTGATTTCATAACAAATATAGCCAATGCTTCAATGAGATCTCCAAAAGTATTTCTCATCTTAACATTATATGGTTGACCTTCACCCTTTACATTTCTTGCTTCCATCTGCAATTGGCATAGTGGTCTACCTATACTTGACATTCTTGGTTTAAATGTTCCTCTTCGTTTCTCTGAAAACTGTTTGCGTAAGGCACTTTTACATGCCTCACCAAACTCTTCAAGTAATTTATCAGATACTTCTACAGGATCTTTATTTGCTTTATCCAGATAGTTCTGAACCTTATGAAGTATGTCGCTCATTATCCAACCAGCACTTCAAGTGGATCTTCAACTGCGTCTATTACTACTTTCATATCTGCATCAGATACTTTGTAGGCAGCTTTCTTAGCTGCTTTATAAAGATCAACTACTTCTGTGTTTTCTTTATTAATAGCTTCTTGAAAGACTGTTAATGTTTCCATATCATCCTTAGACATCTCTAATCCAGCCTCAGAATTAACAGAAATCTCTGGTGTGTAATAAACATTACCACCTTTTTTCTGTCTATTCGTATCTATAGATAGTGTAGTAGTAAACATTAGTTTTTTACGCTTGTTTATTTGTTCCAAAGCAGACCCCACTGGAGAGAATGCTGTACCTGTAACTCTCCATAGCACAGGCATGTTAGAAACAATGTGTTCTTCTCCATTTGCTTTTACTCCATTAAAAGATAACAGACCATAGAGTAATCTATAACATCTTATAGTTCTCTGCTCTGCTAACTGTTCTGGCGTTAAAGATTCCCTATCTTTAAATAGAACCTTACCACATTTTACTCCACCAAGTATATCTACAGCTTCTTCTTTCCAACTCTTAATGATAATGGATCTGTTTACATACTCACTTTTATCTGGATCATAGTGCATGTATTGCATTGCACTTATGAATGGTCTAAATGTAACTGGTTTTCCATATACGTTTTGACCAACACTAGCATCAAATGTAAACAAATTACCTACTGGTAATTTATTACCATCGTCATCTTCTGGTGCCCTGTTGATTCCAAGTCTAGGAATATTTATTCCTTTACTTGAACCATCGTCCTGACCAATAGCTTTCATTATCTGCTCGTTGGTCATCTCACTTATATTTGCTATGTTATTTTCCATAGTCCTCCTTAGTTGATTGATTTACTTATACCACATTTTAGTATGTTTGTCAAGTGTTATTTTTTATAAGGTGGATAAAACACATCACACACAAATAGTAAAATTAACACTATAAAACCCACACCCAGTAACACCTCTAGCATACTCTAGTAACTCCCTCTGTAATCTCACACGTTAAGTTTTCGGTGCGAGCAAACCACATTAAGTAACTTTGTAGTTCTTCATTTTCATTTATATATAACATTGTAGGATCTCCATTATGTTGGGACTTTAAACTTTGTAGCATATCATAAGCTTCTTCTTGCTCATCATTACCGTATTCTTCCCACAACTCTTTGTCTAGTAAGGGTGTATTCATATTGTATCCTTGGTTAGTTATTATTAAAATGGTATCTCGTCATCACTATCTTTATTATACTCTGGTATATCAATAGTTTCTACGAAATATATTGTAGTGTCTTCGCCTTTTGCTTTAGCTATGTCATTAAGTTTATCGGCTATACTTAAAGCCTCATTCCTATTACTCATATCTAACTCAACTGTTATTGAGGGTTTACTATACGTATACCCTACTACTCTTAGTACTATATTAGTCTTAGTCATTAGTTATCTCCTTCATATTTAACCAATCATATCCCATTTTGATCTCTGTGTCAAGTGGAACATTAAAGTTTATTCCATAATACTCTTTCAATGCAGGTATTACGGATGCTGTACCCTGGTCAAATATTTTACTCATTACAGCTTCTTCTCCAGGATAGACATCAGCCACAATAGAATCGTGAACTGTGTTAATAAGTAAACTCTTTACCTTCTGCTCTTTCATTAGCTTATATATTTTTATACATGCTAAAGGTACAATATCTGCAGTTGCAAATCCTTGTACTGGGTAATTTTTTATTTGAGTAGAATAACTAGACCCACCCCAAGGCATACGTTCTGCATATGGAAATGAATATTCTCTACCCGTAGGTAATATTATCCTTTTAAAATTTATAGCTTGACTTTGTAATTCCTCATGCCATTTAGTTATATCTTTATACTTTTCCGCAAATGTTTTATAATACTTCTTCTCATCTTCTGTACCTGTTGTGCCTCCATACAAAGGTTTAAACGTGTGTGCCTTTGCATCTTGTCGTGATACACCTATGATGTCAGCAGTAAATTTATGTACATCTATTTTATTTTTTATATCTTCCATACCTTGTTTATCTTGTGCAAGAAATACTGCAGTTCTAAACTCTAGTTGTGCAAAGTCTACCTCAAGAATCTGACCACCTTCAAATCTAGATTGTATAACTTTACGAATAGGAAAGGTAGTACCTCTAGGTTGATTTTGAAAGTTAGGATCTCTACTTGATAGTCTACCTGTTGCTGTTACAGCTTGCATAAACTTAGGATGTAATAATCCATTAGCATTTGTAAAGTTCTGTATACCTTCTACAAAAGTATTTAGGTATGTAGAGATAGCGTTGTGTCTAATTATAGAATCAATAAACTCCCTGAACTCTCCCTCTGCTTCTGTTGCAATTTTACTTAAGGTTATTCTATCTGTTTTAAATCCAGAGTCAGCTATATCATATACATTTCTAGGTCTTTGATTAAACCCTGCAAGTTTAGCCATGTTAGAGTATATAATACCTTCTCCATGGCAATCCTCACACTTACTATATTTTTTATAAGGTGTGCCGTCAACTTTAATTTTTAAAGTTACACCCTTACCTGTACAATGTAAACATCTACTAGCCATAGTTCTATGTATAGGCTCAGAATTATTAGCTACTAAAGTTCTAAACCTTGAGAAAGAAAACTTAGGTCTCTTTTTATTTTTCTTTGTAAACTTATCCACACCTGTATTAAATATCTTAGCCCATTCATTTTTATCTGTAGGCTTTCTAGAATATATTAACCATGACAATTGTTCTGGACTACCCAGATTAATTTTAGTATCACCCATTTTATTGTAGACAATCTTATCTATCTTCTGTTTTAAATATGCAAACTCTGCTCGGTATTCTTTTTCTACTTGTGCAAGGTCTTCTAAGTTTATATTAATACCATTACGTTCCATATCAGTAAGCACTATTAAAAATTCATTCATAACTTTAATTGTTTTTAATAAACCTTTATGCTTATCGGATCTTAAGTCTACCATCTGTGCATCAAACAGTTGTCTAGTAATAGCCACATCAACTCTACCATATTTTTCTACAATTTCTTCAGGGATATTCTCAAAGGATACACCTAGATCCATATATTCTTTTACTGCATCATCTTTAGCATCTAAATTTCTACGCTTACAGCACATTAATAGTGTTAAACTATCCCTAACACCACGATTTAATACATACTCTGCTATCATAGTGTCATATACATTACCTGTATACGTAAATCCTGCCTCAAGTAGCCAACTTAAATCAAACTTAATGTTATGTCCTATTAATAATTTAGTTTTATCTAATATTTTTTGTATCTTTTTGTGACAACCAACATCAACTCTCTCACTATGATTAGTGAAATAGTATTCATCATTAATTCCTACACTAACTAATATGTTACTAGGATTAAATGGTGATGGATCAAAGCCACCTGAAGCTGTTTTTTGGTACGAAGTTTCTACGTCTACTGTTGTTATCATATTACCTTTCTGTTATCCTATAAATCTACTTATGTATCTATTTAACACACAGTGTGGACTCCCATGCCACCCTGTTATTTTATTCTTACTAACATTTAATACTCTATCAGTATTGCCTGGATCAATAGAAGTATTACCACCAATGCCAATAATTAAATCTGCTTCAGCTGCTTTGCCTGTTTTAGAATTTTCCATCATAGTAAAAGTTATATGATCTTTATTATCTGCATCTGCTGATGCTTGTGATATAGCAATGACTACACAATTTCTTCTCTTTGCTATCTCTCTTGCACTTGTATAGATGGCTCGTAACTTCTCGTCTGTTCTTGCAAATGTACCACTTACATTTACTTTATCTAATTGGTCTATAATAATTATATCTGGTTTATGTTTTTCACAGTGACTATCTATATCGTCCATAGACCAATCAACAGTATCAATCATAGTAATATTATCTTTTATTTTAATCCATTCTTCCCTAGCTGCAGGAACATTTTCAGTAATCTGCTCTTTGTTAAGACCAGTAAAAGAACTAATGGCTCTCATCTGTGTACGCACTGCAGGTTCCTCATTAATAAATGCGTGTACCTTTGCACCCTGTTCAGCAAATCCATAGGGTGCTGCTACAAGACTAACCCAGAATGCTGTCTTACCTACCTCTGGTCTAGCAAATGCTATCATTAAATTTCCTGGACCAATTCCACCTATGTGAGTTTTAAGTATAGTGATATTAAATTGCCACTTACTAACAACATTTAACTCCTCAAGTAGTTTAGTAATGTCGTTTGTTACTGCATCTAGTTTTTGTGCAGGTAATCCTGTCTTATGCTTTTCTATAAGATTAGTAATAAAATTAAAGTCTGCAGGTTTACCATTAAATATTTCAGTAGCTTCTATTGCTATCTTCTGTGCAACATCTCTTTCAATTAATATTTTTATAATATCATCTGCTATTTGTTTAGAAGGTTCCTGTGTTTCTTTTATGTCCTCAAGTAATTCATGGAATTGTTCTTTGGCTGCCCGTGTTAATGCAGGATTAAATACTGTAGTATGTAAGGAGTACAACTCATCAATACTTATATTAGCATCATACTTATCATGTGCTTTCTGTACTGTATCATACAAGGAGCCGAAGCTACCTTGAAATACATTACGAGATACCCTACCTTTATACTCTGTATAAAAATCTTTATTAAGCATTAGTTTTATTATTTGTTTTTCAATCATGCTGTTTCCTTTATATTAATATTAATTTTTGTAAGTCTAAAATTAGATATTGCCCATTGTAAATCTTTATATGGGAGTACCCACATACAGTGACCCCACTCATCCAAATATTTTTTAATAGATTTAAAATCTACTACTTTGCTACCCTTTGAATAACTAATATTTTTTTGTAAGTAGTTTAATAAATTTTTTTTAGATTTAAAAGATATAAGGGATGCCTTAGTGGTAAAAGTTTTATCATATATATACTCCTCATCACCATCATCTTCCTCGTCATGCAAAGACACAAACAAACATTTCATCTATATTTTTCCTCCCATATATCAACCTGTTTTTCTACTTCTTTTTTCCAGACAGTAGGAAAACAAGAGATTCGACATTCTTTTTTATAGGCACTTAGTGTCTTAAGATTCATAAGCTTACGAGTATCCCCATCACATATATTTTCTTGTAAATAAATTAGTGCTTTTGCAAAGGATTTAAAATGAATCATATTCCTAACAGTAATCCACTCAGTAGGCTCACCTCCATCAGGGGTATCTATTTCTTCTTCGTGTGATATAATTAAAAAGCATTTCATATTAATGCCTTATCTCTTAATTTCCCTACAAGATTATTATTATCCTCGATTTGTCTGGATAATTTTTTATTATCATCTTTTAATTCTTTAATTTCTGTTCCTGCTTTTCTTAATTGCTCTTGTAGGTATTCTTTTTGTGTAGTCAATCTATCTATTGTTTCTTCCAAATCATTATACCCTCTGCCATCTTTGTCTAACCTTTTTTTAATACTATCTTTTAGATCATTACTAAAAGTATTTAAATATATATCATCCATTTGTTTTCTACTCCTTTGTTTGTAATTCTAATTGTTCTTCTAACATATTTGTTATTGCATTAAGTTTATGCTCTGATACATTTATATCAAACTCCTCTAGTAAAGTTTCTGATCTTAACTTATATATTGATTCAGGTTTTCCTCCCTCATTATTTCTATTTTTTTCGGTATCAACTATTACACCCTGTAATTTAAGTTCAGTAGTTCTAGGTCTAATTGTTAATAAGTTAACATTTAAAATGTTAGATAATTCAGAACCAATTAATCCTTCTGGGTTTTTATATAACTCAGTTAATATTTGCTTATGTAATCTGCTTAATCTTTTATCAGTATCTTCTGCACTTGTTATTGAGTTTCTATGCCCTCGATGCCCTGCTTTATATGGATATTTATTTTTAAACATAAATTCATCTTGCATTATAATCCTCCATTTTTTATTACTCTTTCTGTAATTTTAATTGTTCTTCTAATATAACTGTTATAGCATTAAGTTTATGCTCATCTCTCTGTGTCCATGTAGCAGTATTTAATTCTATAATATCATATCTCCACTCTCTCCAGTCATCTACTATTTCTTGCATCATCTTATCAGTCATTAAACATATCCTTTATTTCGTTTGTTTTGTAATATTTTAAATCATCTTCTAATACTTTAACATGAACGTTCTTAACACCATAAGATTTTAATTCATTAGCAATATCAAATGATTTTATTGTTGCATCTCTATCTAAACCTATATACAATTTCTTGTACTGTGTCAAGTGTTTCTTATGAGATTCTTTTAATGATGTACCCATCAAAGCTATACCTGTTAATACATTAGATACTGCACAAGCAGAGGCACAATCTTCTACAAGGATAGCTTCCTTATGTTCCAATAGACCACAAGAAAATGGTACATCTTTGTTACCATACATATACCATTTAGGGTATACTCTGGAAGTTAATCCTCTACCTACTGCACCTACAATCTCATCTGTTTTTGGATCTTTAACGCAGAATACTACCCTGTTCTGTGCAACATCAAATTTAATTGTGGCTCTACCTAAACTCCATGCTTCCCAACAATTATTCTTATGTAGATACTTCATTGCTTTGTCATCTGAATATACAGTTGTAAAACTATCTGGTATCGCAAAGTGTACATCATTTGTTTTATTATTAGTATTGAATGTTGAGTTTACATAATTCATATCTTTCTCACCTGTATACTTACCTTTAGCTTTACAGGCAGCATGAAAGCAAAACCAATTTATATTATTGGAAGCTGTATCTACTGATAGGGTATTCTTACCATGACAGAAAGGACAATCCATTCTGATAGCTGTATCTGGTGGAATGAATAGTCCCTCTATTACTTCTAGCTGTTGTTTATAATTCAGATTGAATTTCCTCGTAAGTTATTGTATATCTATTTCTTATATGGAAGGTGTCATACTCTACTTTCATTAGCCCTTCATTTAAATACTCAGCTACAACATTCTCAATCATATCTAAGGTTGGCTCACAGGGAAAAGGTATTAATGCTTTAGCATCTATGCCCATTCCAAATACTCTAACTTTATATTTTTTCATTATGATTATCCCTATCATATTTATTATTATTTGTCAAGTCTTTTCTTTCTTTAGTTTGTTTAAGAGATTCTCTATAGGATTCTTTTAATTCTGCTTCCTCTCTCCTTGCTTCCTTATGGAAATCTTTTTTTATTTTAGTATAATAATCTGGGTGTTTCCATTCAAACATTATTTATCCTTGCTAGTTATTATATGTTTAAGTATAGTTGTTGTTGGATTAAAGTCTAGACTCTTACAGGAAGTTAGACACAAAAAAATTATAAGTAGTATTTTACTTTTCATAATAGATTAGT